AATTTCGGTTATTCGAAGAAACAACAGTTTCGCCTGATGATAAATTACACAAATTAATTAAGCAAATGAAACGCCAAATTTTGCCCAAATATGCGGTGCTGGAATCAAATAAAATTAAATGTATTAATGCGAGAGGGAGAAACAAACCCTTGGAATTAAAGCGATATTCCCACGCATTAAGTGACTTTATTGTTTCGTTTTTATACGAAACTATCAACACTTACTTAGACGATAAAGCAGAAAGATTATCGCGACCTGTTTCGGAAGGTTCATTAACTACGGTGCAAATTTCTAATGTGCAAAAAATAGCGGCAACAGTTGCTTATGGTGTTAAAACTTATATTGGCAATGGAAGTGGAGAAAACACTTTATTAAACGCGCAGCAGCAAATATTAGAACATATATCAAATAATAAAAACATAGGTAGCGCAGATGCTAATCTTCTTAATGCGTTTCGTGCCTATGTCAATGGAATTGATCGAACCAAAATAATAGACCAAGACGGGATTAGAACAATAATCAGTCGTGATAAAGTAAGAAGAGTCTTACGCGTTATTGATAACGCTGCCCCGGAAGACGCGTTTACATCTATGGGTATAACATCAACACAAATCTATTGCCCAAATAGTTCCATTGTTGATCCTATGGGATCTTTTGGTAGCTGTTCCGGGTCAACCCCTCGAAGAGAAAATTATGGCATGAATTTTATGATATCAACTGCTGGTGAACTGAATTCTTATATTGGAGAAACACGCTTAACATCTAATAACATATTAAAGATTATGTATTATGCAAAGTTCAACGAATTTATTTTACCTCACGTTGAAATGGAAATTGACATGACATCAACCAAAAATATTACCGTTCTTTCTGCAAATAATACGTTTAAATCTGTCATAAACAAGGTGTTACTTATATGGAAAACAAGGATTACTGGGGCGATGCCAGATCCCACCGTATTTTGGGACATGTTGAAAAACAAGGCCATTTTTTCGGAATTAGTTTCTGTGGGTTCTCTCAAAAGCGTGGGTGATTTTTATCAAGAAATAAATACTTCTGCCGAAAATGGAGCATACACAGGAACTGGAAGAGCCGCCGTTGCATCTACTTATAGAATTGGAGCCATGGGAGATCGTCCTTCTGGTGTTCGTGCTGGATATATACTTTTTCGCGCAACAAGCGGAAAACACCCAACCGCAATTGCTGGATATTTTGATAAAACCGGAGATAACACGGTTGCTATAATCAATGAACAGCCACCAAGAATGCCAGGAGGAAGAAAAATGACAAAGAAGAGAACTAAACATAATAAGAAACAATCGCGTAAATTAAAAGCCTAATAATCCACTTAAAAAAACCGCTTCATTTATATTAAAATATACATGAACCAAAAACAAAAAAAGGTGCCGAAACAAATGAATACAATAGATGAAAAACACACAGAAATGTTGAATTTGTTTCATGAAAATGAAACCACAACGATACCCAAATTAATCCTAGAAAAAGAGCTCTTAAAATCCAAGGTGTCGTCTTTGAAGGAACACGAAATCGACGCCTATATGGAAATCAAAGATCGTGTTACATTCATCAATAAAAAGATCAAGGATCTAAAACAACAACGAAAGCGCTATTTATTGGAGAACTCCAAGTATGTCTTCGATTATTTCGAAGAGAAAAAGAAGATCAATACTGGCGGGAATAATCAAAACGTTATTGTTCTCAATTCCTTCTTCAAAATAAAGGGAAAGACACCGTCGTCTTCCGATTTACAAAGTGATAAATATAATCAATCGAAGCGATCTTATCAAAACTATTGGAGAAACGTAAATAATGACGTGTTGAACGTTCAAGATTTTATTGTTCTCTCCGATGTCTGTGAAATATGTAATAATGGAGAACTTATACCGCAGGACGAAGAAGGCATCTTAATCTGTAATAATCAGAATTGTGGTAAATTTGTAACCTACATTATAGATAGTTCGAAACCCACGAATAAAGAACCACCAAACGAAGTATCCTATACTGCGTATATTCGTCTCAACCATTTCAAAGAGATTTTATCGCAATTTCAGGCCAAGGAAACAACACAAATTCCTGAGGAGGTTATTGATGCAATTCGTAATCGTATTAAAAAAGAACGTATCAAGGATATGACACTGATCAATTATGATAAAATGCGCGATATTTTACGAAAGCTCGGGTTCAATAAGTATTTCGAGCATATTCAATATATTAACTCAATATTTGGTATTAAGCCGCCGATTATGAACGAAGAGTTGCATGAGACCTTGTGTGTTCTCTTTATTGAGATCCAAAAACCATGGGCGATGCATTGTCCGGCCAATCGTACAAACTTTTTTAATTATACATATACGCTTTTTCAGCTATGTGTTCTATTGGATCAAACACAATATTTACCTTATATTCCTATGATGAAGGATCGTGAAAAACAATTAGAGCAAGATATGATATGGAAAAAAGTGTGTCATGATTTGGACTGGGAATTCTTTCCCACGGTCTAATAACGTCTGGGGTTTTACTCAGAAGTTATTTATTTAAGGGAGCATTCGCGGCATGAACTCTAGGTTCTGCGCTAACGGCGTTTATGTGTTTTGTTACGGCGAGAGCGGCAATAACTTCTTTTACGACCAGACGCAGTTTTGCAGCTTTTAGGAGCATGTGCGCATTTGCTTGGAGAACGCTTCTTGCAGGTTACCTTCTTGTTTGGCATTATATAAAATAAACACATTTTATTTTATAAAACTAGTAGTATGTTATTGGATGTTTAAGCGACCATGCGGAGACCACCAATCAAATTGGCGCCTAAACCAAAACCAGCACCGGCTCTGGCAGATTCGCCGATGGAAGGAACGAAGACATCAAGGATGCTAAAGGTAGCAGCGGCGGAAAGAGCCAAGATAATCACCTCCTCAAGGTTAAGAGACTTCTTGGGGATGACAACGGCAACGAGGGCGATGACGATACCAAGCACTAAATACTTGATGATGCGCTTGACGAGTTCGGAAAAGTTGACCATGCTGCTCATTTTGAGATATATATTATGAAAACAAAAAAAAATGCGGAACATCAATTATTATTTTATTGCTAAATCACTTAAATATTGTTGACGTTCACTAATATATAATATGTCGAATTTTGAGAAGAAAACCTTGGAGAACGGACAACCAAATCCTAAATATATTGACCTTTGCGACGAGGATCAACCAATTTCTGGACAAAAGTTTGTTTGTATGTCATTCGTTTCTCCAGAAAAAATACTAAAGAAGCGCGAAGTGTTTTTGTTTGAAGAGTTCCTGAAACAGTGGGATTTTACTAAATCCATGGAAAAGTTCTCTGATTTTTTACAGTTTCTTTCTTTCAAATTTAATCTCAATGTGGAAGAAGTAATTAAAAGTTTTGATGAGTTCAAGCAAGAAGAGAGTGCTAAATTAAAGGAGAACACTGTGGAAGACGATTTTAAGAATTTTATGGACAAGCATGAGGATAAATTGACCGAGAAATTCAACCGCGATCATGCATTCCAAACTTCGGTTCGTGGCCTCAAAGTGCGTGGTGTTTTTCCAACACAGGAGGAGGCCGAGATGAAGTGCAAGAAGTTGCGCGAGTATGACCCCAATCACGACATCTATGTAGGTCCCGTTGGTATGTGGATCCCTTGGGACCCAGATGCTTACAAGACAGGTCGCATGGAGTACATGGAGGAAAATCTCAATGAGCTACATAAGGCTAAGCTCGCCAACGAAGAGAAGGCGAAGCAGGAGTTTGAGAAGCGCGTCAAGGATGCCAAGAAGAAGGCGATCGAGGAGAACATTAAGTTAGCCACAAAGTCGGGCAATGTTCTCACCCAGACGATGGACGATCAAGGCAACTTGATCGGTGTCAAGGAAACTGTCAACTTCGAGGAGCGCGAGGTGTCTGAAGTGGAGAGCACAAACTTACACAACGAAATGCTGTTGCAAAGCGTTCGTAAAGCAAAAGAACAGGAGAAAAAGCAAGACGTATTGCCTGTAGATTAATACATTTAATTAAAACCAATTTAAAAAGGAACCATGACAATACTATGTGTGTAAGTTGATAAATTTAGACAACTCATTGCTTTGTTAGCTCAGTCGGTAGAGCATGCGGCTGTTAACCGCAAGGTCATAGGTTCAATCCCTATACAAAGCGAAAATAATTTGTTGCGTAAGCAGTAACAAATTATTCGTTTATTATTTTCCATGTAAAATTCTCATAGTTGACTGTTTTTCCTTCAATATTTGAAAATGAAGCACGTTGTTTTCCTAATTTGGGGTAAAAAATATACCAATTATTAGACGGCTGTAATTTTTTCCAATATTGGTCTAATGCGTATACGTTATATTTTGAATAATCTTTTCCAAGTAGTTCGGCGCTTTCTGTAAAATTTTGTAAAAGCACTGGCGCAAAAGCTTTCGAAACTATATATCCTGATGCGGTTTGTCCATTAATAACTTTATTTAAAAATTTGTATTCTGTGGGTTCGCTTTTTAAGATGAGACCAGACAACATACAAACATCAAAACTTATGTTATTTTCGAACAAATTAAATAAATATTCCGTAACTTTTCCCATAGTTTCTTCGTTGAATATAAAATCGTCTTCAAAAATCATACAATAGTCCTCGTTTGAATGAATAAATTTCTTTAATGCTTTTATATGCGATAATGAACATCCTAAACCGCCCTTCTTTTCTTTATAAACTCCTGGAATACGAACAATATGTTTGTTAGGAAAGTCGATCTTACTTATTTCGCTCAAAAACTCTCTTTTTCTATCTGGTCGATCATCCAAATTAATATAATAAATCGTTCCTACATATTTATCTATTCCAAACGACGTGTTCTCAAAACCTTGAATAATTTTACCGTTATTTATTACATATGCGAAAACAAAAATAAGCACTATAAAGAAAACAATAAATATAACCGTAATATTTTTCTTCATCTATAATATTTATAGAATAAAAATTGCGCGAATTTTTAAAGGCGTATAAGAAGATGCTACCATATATGTTTTATTTTTCGTTGATTTAAAATACAGGACTACTATCCAATAACTGGATAATATTATTGATCATACCAATTATCATAACCTTTGGTTGATTTGTATAAAGAGCATTTGCAATGCCGTATAATAATTTATATATATCTCGTTTCTTATGTAGAAGAGATGGAGGTTGAACCACGGGAGGAGGTTGAACCACGGGAGGAGGTTGAACAACAGGAGGTTGAACAACAGGAGGT